TACAACTCCCTCTGGGACTCCCTCCGGGAGCAGATTCGATTGACGCAGGAGGCGGCCGACGAGGAGGTCGCGATCTTCCGATCGAAGGAGGAGGAGAAGGCCGAAGCCCTCCGAGTCGCACGGGAGGAGGATCTCGAAGACGCGACCTACTACTTCGAGGAGCTGGAGCGGATGCAGGCTGAGTATCAGCAGAGCATCGCGGACTCGTCCTTCGCCATTCTCGACTCCTTGGTGGCTTTTACTGAGATCATCAATGAGGCTGTCCGAGCGAGCTATGGCGAGAATTCGAAGGAGGCTTCCCAGGCTGCCAAGGTCCTGTTCGCAATCCAGCAGACAGCCGCACTCGCGGAGGCGGGAGTCAACCTCGCCGTCGCAATCTCAGCAGCCAATGCGTCTGCGGCTTACCCGTACAATATCCCGGCGATCGTCGGCGCGACGGCGACCGGCGTTGCTGCCATCGCAGCTATCGTCGCGCAGAGCATCGCGGGAGTCGCAGATGCCGGCCTGCCTCCGGGAGCTCTCCGAGCCGCTGGCCTGAACCAGCACACGATGCTAGCAGTGCGGAACGACGAGATGGTCCTGGACCCGGTCGGGACCGCTGCGATCTCCCGCATGCTCGAGCAGCGCGGCGGTGGCGGGCAGCCGGTCGTGGTGAATACCGTCCTCGAGCTGGACGGGGTCGCTCTGGGGCGCACCGTGGACAGCCACCTCGTGCGCTCGTCGGAGCGCGGTCTGGGCTACTCCGACCGAATCCGCTACGGGACTCGCTGATGCCGTTGACTGCCTTTTTCATGGACGACGCCTTCGGGCTCTCCGGGACGACGGTCCACCTCCCCCCGAGCGGGGAGGCTATCGGAGCCCCCCTCTCGAATGCCCTGGAGGACCGGCCTCGGGTGACGTGGCAGACGGACGGGTACTTCTCCATCGACTCGGGCCGCTACATCGACCTCAAGGAGGGGGCAGGCAGCGAGCTGAACATCCTTCTCCCGCACATTTTCGGGGATGGCGACAACATCGCCTATCGGCTCGAGCTTGCGCTCAACTTGTCGGCCCTGACCTCCCTGACCTACACGGTTCGCTACCTGTCAGACCGCCGCTTCCGCATCGAGGCGAGCGGCACCTTCTCGCTGCTCTGGGCGACTGGCACGAACACGGCCAGCAACGCCAGGGAGTGGCTCGGGTACGACAACTCGGATCTGACCGGAGGGACCTCGTACAACGCCCAGGAGCGGCGATACAGCAGCGATACCTGGGTGGTCTTCGACTTGGGCTCTGCGAAGGCGATAGACCTCCTCGCGACGGTTCTCGATGGCGGTGACGACGCCAGCTTCTCGACGGTCAAGATCTACGGCAACGCCAGCATTCTGAGCCTGACCGACCGGGCAGCCTGGGACGGGACAGCGAGCCTCGACCGCTCGTTCAGCTCTCGGCCAGCCGAGGAGCAGAATCGGATCCAGGTCGCGATGGGAGCCAGCGGGGCGACGATGACCTTCCGATATTGGGCGTTCTCCTGGCGTCACTTCGATGAGGATGCGTATCACGCTGTTGGGATTCTCAAGGCCCTGGTCAAGTACACCTCGACGAGTCGTCAGATCACGCAGCTCAGCGGGCACGGCATCATCGATGACACCCCAGAATTTGGGGTCAACTCGTATTACCCGGTGCAGGGGCTCCAGCGATGGCGAGCTCCGCTGAACTTCGACGCCTGGGCCTCGAGCGACTATCGCTCCGTGGTGACTGCGGTCGTTCGGAACGGCAGAGCAAAGGGCATCGTCTGGTCGCTTCGATGGGACCAGATCGCTGACGGCACCTATGATGCCGACGACGAGGCGGACAAAGGCTTCCTGCTCTGGTGCTCGCTGCGCGACTACAGCGAGGACGACTACACGGGCGCAGCGAGCGACTTCATCAGCGGCGAGCTTGTCGTCCAGCAGGTTCGCTAGATGGTCGGGATCCCAGTCGCGCTTCCGATCGAATGGGCGAAGCCGACGCTCCGCCTCGTCTATCTCGTGGAAGGGTACTACCGGCTCCCGACCGGCGAGAAGCGAGTGGTCCGCTGGTGCGGACCGAAGAACAGGGCGGGGAGTGGGTTTACAGCGCGCCCGACCCTGACCGTTTACCCGATCGAGGAAGTCGTGGGCGGCTCGATGGTTGTCACCTCTAGGCGCGTGACCTACGAGGGGCGACTATCTAGATGCTCGATTGATAAGACCCTGGGAACACTGGAGCAGACCATCCAGGCGATGTCGGAGGTCACGCTGACGGTCGATCTGGGCGACGGCGACGAGGGGCCGACCGCGAACATCGACGACGGTGCGCTCCGCGATATGGCGATACACGGGCGCTGGATGGGCCAGCAAGCTCGGCTAATCGTGGTGGATGCTGACGACATCGACCGCTGGGAGGTCATGGCGGACGGAGTCTGGGACCGCGACCCCGACAAGCTGTCCGCGTACTCGTTCCGCATGACGATTAACGTCGGCTCTGTGATCCCCCCCTGGCGGAATTGGCCCCAGGCCCAGGTGCCTTCTACGGTCGACCAGTGGCTTGACTACTCCTACGCGAGCACGACCACGAAGTGGAGCCCGACCGGCGCGACGACTCCGAGTTTTGGTCTGAACCCGAATCACGTCGGCAGATGGATGCCGATCATCTTCGGAGGGGTCCAGTCCCTGGGGAGCGACGAGCTCTGGATCGAGATCGTCCCCTACGGGTCGATATCGACTGCGATCTTCGCTTGGGTGTCGCCGCTGTTCGATCAGTTCGTCTATGACGTGATGTACGAATCGACCTCCGACGGGGTCGTTTCCGTAGCTGCGACGAGCGGGTCCTTTATTACTTGCTTCAATAACAACGATCCGACTCGAGGGCCGGTCGGCACTTGCGTCCGATTCACGGCGCCCGCCGGATCAGCATCCAACGGCTTCGAGTGGCGCGGTCCCAGCCGAACCGACGTGGCTGTGGCGAAGGTGGCCGGCGGTCGAGCCATCACCCGGCCTCCGGGCTACACCGACATCGGATTTGACGGCAACCCGGAGCTGGGCAATGGCGGCAACGGCAGCGAGGCCACTCCGACTAGCAGCGCCTTCGGCAGTAACCCGTACAGCGAGGTCCCTGGGCTGCTGATAGACCTGTTCACTTCGGGCGACTACCTGGGCGCCCCGACTGAGATCCACAGTGATGCGGAGTCGAGCCTGCTTGCGTACTACTCGCTAGTCCCCGGAGCTGTCGCCAGGACTTGTGCCGTACCCGCTGAGCCTAGCGATGAGCCCCTCTCCCTCCGAGAAGCGATGGAGGCGTTCATGCGGTCGATCCCGGCTGACCTCGTGCAGAAGGCTGACGGCTCGGGAAAGAGGAAGTATCTGGCGGTCCCAAGGCCCATCCAGGGAGATCAGCCGATCCACCGCTTCACGGTCGGGGAGCTCGTCGAGACAAACCCGCAGACGGTCGAGCAGCTCAGCGACCCTGATGGCTACTACAGCAATGAGACGACGATCGTCACCGGGAAGCGGCTCGTCGCTCCCGATGTCGGTGAACCGATCGTGAGCCCCAGGGAGGAGCGCTCGATCACCCTCTCCGATCTCGCGGAGCAGAGCAGCTCGGCGACGGACCAGATCGTCGTCGATGAGGTCAAGCTCAAGGGATGGGACTACTTCTCGCAGGCAGACTTCGAGCACGTTGCTGTTCTTATCGAGGCCAGCAAGTCTCGACCGCAGCGGGTCCTAGAGGCAATCCACGGCTATCCGTCCTGGCGCTTCGAGCTCGGCGATGTGGTCGCGTATTCGATCCCAGGAGTCTACGCGGACCCTGGACAAATTCGATCGATGCGACTGAGCCTAGACAAGCAGACGGTCACGGTGCGAACCTACCACTGGCCCGACGGCGTGCGGATCATCGACACGACCGGCGAGGCCGACCGGCTCAGCAAGCCGAAGCAGGATGCTGACCGCAAGACGCCCGACAGAGATCGGCGGAAGGACTGAGCATGCCCGGTGGCACCTCCTACATTGGCGACCTGACCATTGTCGAATCTAGTGGCGAGATCGTCAGCCAGAGCGTCGGTGATAAGGCCCTCAAGAGCAGCGCCGCGGACGACTCGACCCTGGAGGTTGACTCGTCCACAGGCAAGATGCAGATCAAGGTCCAGGGCTCGGCCCTCGCGAACGGGATCGCCCGGAACCGTATGTCGAAGTATGCGGGGACGTGGCTCCAGGGCGCGCTAGCGGTGTCCGCTTCGGCCGCTGGGACCTTCCAGCTGACGAACACCTATTCGACATCCCTCATCATCACGGATGTCCTGGTGTTCATCACAACGGGGCAGACGACTGGAGCGACCAGGACGGTCGACATCGGGTTCGGGTCGGGAGCATCTACGAGCTACGACAACCTGATCGACGGCCTCGACCTCGCGACCGCTGGGGTCTACTCGAACCTGACCGACAAGGGCACGAATGGCGGCATCGGCGTCTGGCGTTCGGGAGAGTACATCAACGCATCTGCTTCGGCCTCCCCGACCGGATTGGTCGGCTTCTACGCTGTCCATGTGGTAGACGTGACCGCATAGCCCCCCACCTGACGGCTCGCGAGCACCGTCAGCAAGCCTGGAGACTCGAATGGCACGAATGCTCCCCCTCTTCATCAACGTAGACGGCGAGGTCGTCAACACCATCACGACCAGCGAGAGCGCTGCGGCTGCGATCAACAGAGACAGTAACGGTATTGGCGGCTGCCAGATCGTCGGTTGCTTCGCCGCACTCCAGAGCACGAGCGGCAAGGTGACCGTCCGCGTCTACGATGACTCCGACAAGACCCGCGAAAAGTACACCAAGGAATTCGACTTCACCTCNGTNACGCAGACGAGCGAGAATCTGAGCGCACCGATTCCGTTCATGGACACCCCCTACTGGACCGCCCAGGGTGACTCGAACGCGAACGGCAAGATTTGCGCGCTGATCTTCTACGTTCAGGCGATCTCGGTCTTCTGATGTCGAACTCGGCCGCATGACGAATGCCCGGGTCATCGGTCCCCTCGGGGAGCTGTGTCCTCTCGCTGCAACCCTCGTCGGGGTCGATGGCTCGCGGCACCCCTGGAGGCCCTGATGAACTCGACCGCAGACCTCGCCAGCAAGTCAATATCCCTGCCGACGTGGCTCCTCGCGGTCATCGTGTTCGGAGGACTCGGCGGGGCCAGCTCTGGGGTGATGGGCGTGGTCGGTCTGGGGGGTAGCCAGGACGCGAGCGCGACAGAGTCTGAGGGCCGGATGGTCCGCGTCGAGGACGAGGTGGGCGACCTGGGCGTGGCTGTCGAGAAGCTCCAGTCAGAGCTGAGCATCGTCCACGACAACCAGATCGCGATCTGCATCGCCACCGACGCGCAGTGTGAGCGCTGATGCCGAAGTTCGGCCAGCGGAGCAGAGCGAACCTCGCGACGTGTCAGGAGGATCTTCGGACCCTGTTCAATGAGGTAATCCGCTGGTGGGACTGCACCATCCTCTGCGGAGCTCGCCCCCAGGAGGAGCAGGACGCCGCGTTTTACTCGGGCAGATCGAAGGTCAAGTTCCCGAACTCCAAGCACAACGTCGGCCCAGGGGCTCATCGCGAGCTCTCCGCTGCTGCCGATGTGATGCCCTACCCCATCGACTGGCACGACCACGACCGCATCGTGCAGTTCGCTGGCTTCGTCAAGGGGGTCGCCGCCGTGCTCCTGGATGAGGGGACAATCTCGCACCGCATCACCTGGGGCGGGGACTGGGACAACGACGGCAGCACGAAGGATCACGCCTTCTTCGACGGACCGCACTTCCAACTGGAGGATGATTAGATGGACAGGCTCAGGAGCCGCAAGTTCTGGCTCGCTCTGCTTGGGGCTCTGCTCCCGATCGTGGCTGCACTGCTGACTGGAGAGGTGGACCCCGAGGTCGCCGTCAAGTCGGGTAGCGCCGTCCTGGCCTCATACATCCTCGGCCAGGGATACGTCGACGCCCAGGCAGCGAAGCTCGGCGCACCGCTCCCGGAGGCATCAGATGCCGACGAAGGCTGAGCGGAGGCAGGCGAAGCGAGCAGAGGCCGCTAGCTTCCTCGAGGAATACTCTGGCCCGGTAATGGACAAGCTTGTCGGCGTGATCGGGGATCTCGCTGACGAGGTCGAGGGTCTGAGCCAATTCGAGCAGGATGCGGCCTATGCGGCCGAGCTCAGCTATCGCCTGGACAAGGCGATCGTCCTGGGCGATCCCCTCCTCGAGGCGCTGGACGGGATCGTCATTTTCTTCGTCGCCCTGGCTGCGATCGGCATCTACAGGTCGATCGCTCGCAGAGAGAAGCTCCGCGGAGCTCGACTCGACCGGCTGAAGGAGCGGCTCGACGCTCGCGGTCCTCGAATGGCTCGAGCTGCGCGGCTTCGGCTCGAGCGCAGGATCAAGCGTCTGGAGAGCTGAGCGGGCGATCCTCTGCACTAATGCAGACGACCGCTCTCCAATCATCGTCTGACAGGGACCGGATCTCCTCGACCAGGCGCTCCAGCGCATCCCTGTGCCTTCGCTCTGCTGGGGACGGGTCCGTGCTGCCCTCGAGGAAGTGCAGCGCCTCGTCGATTCGATCGACGCTCTCCCCTCGCTTCTGAGTAGCTCGAACCATCCGAAGGACGGTGATGGCCTGGGACTTCGAGATCATCATGGGTCGCTCCTGGGTTGTCATCCGTCGTAGCATCCACAGAGGGTCTTGGGGCCAGTCTTGAAAAGCTTAAGCTGAGCCTCGTCCGCCTTGATCATCCGCTCCCACTTCCAGTCCCTTCCGAGCCCGACGATGGCGCCGCGACAGTGCGGGGCGGCGGCGCGCTCGATCGCCAATGCGCGCTCAAGCAAATCGGGATGGCACGCCTTGAGTTGGAGGATCTCACGGGGCTTCATGGCTGGACAGAAGAAGCAGGACGACTTGCCTGGAGAGGGGAGGCCGGCGGATTCGATCGCCTCGACACATTCCTCGCGGCCCCAATTCCACTCCACAAGCGGATAGAGATAGCGATACTTGCTGTCGTCCCTGCTCGTCTGCATCCTGTGTGACTCGTCAGCATCGAAGCCCAGCAGCTTGATCACCTGATCACCCCGGCTCCAGCAGTCCCGCGCGGGCTGCCAGTTGTTGACGTACTTGTTCTGTGGATCTCGCTTGAAGCGCAGGCTGCACTTTTTGAACCCGTAGGCGAGCGAGGGGAGTCTCTCCGTCTGAAGGGATCGGCTCTCTAGCGTCACTCGGTCGCCGTCCTTGTTCGTGTAGCAGACGGTCACGATCGCCGGATAGCCCCGCTCTGTGAGCCAGTCTGAGAAGAGTTTAAGATAGGCGTAGGTGCCTGGGCGCTCCCCCCCTGTGTCCGCGAAGAGGATCAGGTCTACCGGCTCTTGGCGCTTGACTAGGCCGATGAGCATGGCGGTGGAGTTCGTGCCCCCGCCATAGGAGACAACGACAGGAGAGCGAGTCACGACGACTCCCCAGAAGCTGGGGGGAGTGGGGAGCCGCCGCGCTCATCGCCCACCGGGTCAGTCGGTGGGACATCAGTGGTGGCCAGCATCATCGGCACCACGCCCCGCAGGCTCCGTCAACGAAGACGAAGGATCCTTGCTCCCCGTTGTGGGGCTTGCGCTTTGGTAACTCGATAAACGGGCCGCGCTTGTCGAAAGTGCGCCCGATCTCTTCTTCGAGTTCAGAGACACGTGCCGCATGCTCTGGGCGGATTGTCCGCAGGATCTCGCGCTCTTTGGACGACCAGTGTACGCACGGCTGACACGACCTCCTCGGGAGGCCCCCGTAGTCGATGCGGACACCGTAACGGGCGAGGATGGCGCGGGCGTCGTCCTTGTTCTTTCCAGCCTCTAGGAGCGGGAACACTGGTCGACCAAGCTCATCGGGCCAGGAGCCCCGGTATCTCGCGGCCCGCCCCTCTTCACCGACCAGATAGCCGATGCAATACAAGCCGTCAGATTCAGGCATCCTGTCGAAGACAAGCCGGCGACCCTTGGGATTCCGAATGCTGCCCCCCTCCCACCGGGCAAGCCCCCCAAGAGCATCTGCCGCCCAGAGCATCGCGGGCTCGGCCTTGAGTTGCCTTGAGGCGGGGCAGGGCATCCCGGCCATCGGGATATAGTTCCGCTCCTTCCAGACCTCCCCAATGTCTGTGGCCTGGACGGTCAGCGGGGCGCCGATAAGCTCTGCGACGCGGCGAGCATCAGGCTCGGCGGCTGGATCGTCCCACCCTAAGTTCTGATGAACGGCGAGAAACTCAAGGTCGGGCCAGCGCTCGCGAGCCAGCAGCGCGGCAGCGCTTGAGTCGATGCCTCCAGAGAGGCCGACAAGGACTTTTTGAGACACCATCAACCCCCTGAGACGGTCGGTGAAATGTTGTTGCGCCGGTAGTGATGCCGGCAGTAGACGCAGGCGAGATAGCCGTGCAGCTTCTCCCCGTCCTCGATGTGCGTGGACTCTCTGCACTTCCAGCAGTCGAAGCTCTGTCCGCACTCGCAGGGGCTCACCTCGTCGCAGACGACGCAGCGCCGAACGCAGGGGCACGGCTCTCCCTCCGTCCAGTGCAGCCGCTCGCACTCGGGACATCGGACTCTGATGAAGGACTCAAGACCGCTCATTCTCGCCTCCTGTACGGGTTCGCCGCTCGCTTTCGGAACTCAGGGATCCCAGCTCGAGATCGCCAATACTGGACCCTCGCCGGGTCCACATCGAGGAGCTCCGCGATCTGCTGGTCGCTGGCTCCAGGGTCCTCCTGGAGGATGTCCCCCAGAGCCCAGCCAACGGAGGCGTAGCTGGTTCCCAGATAGACGATCGGTCGTGGTCGCCCGCCCATTAGTTGGAATCCTCCTCGGCCCGATGCTCGAGGCACTCATCGCAGACGACCTCCCCGTGCGGCGCATCATCCCCGCAGGTTCGGCAGATCCCAGGCTGGACGGCGCACTCTTCGCAGACCTTCGTGCCGCTAGGCTCGCCGCACTCGACGCAGACAGCGCAGCGGGGGCAGCCGTCGCCGTCTGTCCAGTACAGACGCTGGCACTCCCCGCACCGCACATGGATGAAGTCGTGCTCGTCCTCGTAGTCGCCGCTCGTGATTCTCATGCCGGCTCGTCCTCGTAGCCTCGCCCCAGCGCATCGCGCCTGGCTTCCTTGAGATCTTCCGCCGTGAACCTGTCGTCGTTGGCGAAGTGCTCTGATAGAGCGTTCACGTCGGCCAGGGTCTTAGCTCCCCCGAAGGCGAGCCGCAGATATCCGGGAGGAGCTCGCCGGCTCTGCTGCTCCTCGTCCTCGCATCGTCGCCAGCGCTGCCAACTATCGACGCAGTCGGAGCAGAGGATCCCCCCGACCGCCTGGACGGCGGTGCGGAAGCTATGAACCTGGGCGAAGCTAGCGCAGGCGTCACCATCCTCCAGGAAGGCGAGGCACCGAAAGCACTCCTCGATCTTGCTGGCCTCCTCGAGGAAGCCCCGCAGGCTGGGGGCCGATACGGTCCCGGTCAATGAGCGCTCATTCATCGTTCGTTCCTTCGCAGAAGCAGATGGGTGGAGCCTCCCCCCCTGATTGGCTCAGGGGGGATTCGCTGGGCTCCGCAGCTAGGTCGCCGGCTGAGAGGAACGAGCGGGTGCGAATCTCAGCCAAGACCCGCGAAGGATCGCACCCGCATCTCTTCAGTGTCTCCTACCAGGGGATGTCGTCGTCAGCAGGATGCGGAGGGCTCTCGGGCGTCTGGGGCGCTTCCGCTGGACTGTCGTCCTGGCCGATGCGCGAAGACGGTCCCGGCGAGAGCAGCTCGTTGATGTAGACGTTGATCCGATCGCCCTTCGTCTGCTTCCTGACCATGACGACCGCGCCCAGGATCTGAGTCGCGACCGGACCAGTCCTCCTCGTTTCCGGGTCGAGGAGTCCTCCGACGATCTGCGGGACCTCCCCCAGAAGGGTGCGGAGATCTTTCTTCGCCCATCCGATCTGCTTCCGCCGGTAGTCCTCGTCATCCTGACGGCGCCCCAGCGGGGCGATCATCCGAACGAGGGGACGCCCGTCGAAGACGCCGCCGAGGACGCCGAAGGTCATCTTGAGCCAGAGATCGCCCGTCTTGCTCTCGAAGCAGTCGAAGGCGACGACTCGAGCCCGGTGGTCACCGTCAGGGATCGCGGGGTCAGACTCCGAGGACTTCTTGTCGCCTTGGGCGTCGTCCGCGACCGCATCCCAGAGATCGTAGTAGGGGTTAGGCATCGTCGTTCTCCTCTCGGCCGAAAGCCTGCTTGAATGCCCGCGAGAACTCGCGGAAGTTTGCGGGGATCTGGGGGGGGAGGCAGCGCCCAGGGGTGCCCCGGCCCTTCGCCTCGATTCGGAGCTCCGCAGTGTCGGTCGCCTGAGTGGTCAGGTAGCGCTCGCCGTCGTCACCGATGTGCATGTGCAGGACGAAGTCCACCGCCGAGAGGAGCGGGAGCTTCCCCGTGTTCGGCAGGTTGACGGTGACGACGCTCCGGCCTGTCTCGATGGCGACCCCGTTTCGACGCTCAGTCAGCGGGGCGACCTTCTCGTGGGCGAGGAAGATCGGGAGGATCTTCCGCCCGTCTGCCGCCTGGAGGTTGATCACGCGGTAGATGAACTGCGACCACTTCGTCTTGAGGAGGCTCCAGCCCTTTCCGTGGGCGGCTTCACCGACCGTCGTCACGCCGAGCTGGTGACAGACGCTCTGCTCGCAGTAGGCCCAAGCCCGATCGACCGTGTCGATCGAAACGCAGTTGAAGCCGTGATCCTCCATCTCGAGGGCGTCGAGAACTCCGAGCAGCTCATGGAAGCCCCGGGGCTCCACGGAGGTCGCCTCGATCATCCTGGTTCCACCCTCGAGGTCAATAGACAGGCAGTCGGGGAACCTGGACAGCGCATAGGTCTTGCCTACTCCGGGCCTGCCGAAGAGGACCGCGCTGGTGTAGCGCAACCCCTTCGGCTTGTGGGGTCGGGAGGGGAGGATGCCCGCCCTCCTCTTCTGTGGTGTGTTCATGGATTCGTTCCTTCCAGTTCGGGGTGGATGTCCTCTCGGACAGAGAAAGCCGAGGGGCCGACGACCCCGCGACAGAGATCAAAGAAAGGGCATCGCCCGTAGTCGAGGCAGTGCCGTGCGTTCCTGATGGTCATCCCGCCATTTTCGATGCGGAGGATCCGAAGGTGGGCCTCCCAGGCCTCATGCATCCAGCGCTCGATCTGGTCGTCGGTGCGGACCAGGAGGACCTCCTCGAAGTAGAACTCCGGTCGGGTCGCGTAGTCGTCTGCGAGTCGCTCCGCGTAAGCGGCGATCGACTCCGGCCCCGTCGAACCGTCAGCGAGCTTGACCTTCTTCTTCGGTCGAATGGAGGGCTTCCGGATCACCCGATAGAGCATCTTCCGAACGGGAACGCCGAACAGATCGGACGCAGCCGCGAGGTATGCGGATACCTGCCAGTCGAGATCGAGCCGCTCCAGGTACGTCGAGTCCAGGCGGCTCGTCGTCTTGATCTCCATCAGGACCGGAACTTCGTTTCCGTCGAGCTCGCCCGGCAGAAAGACGCCGTCGATCTTGCCGGCGAAGTCATGCCGCAGGGAGGGTCGGCCTGTTTCCGGGTTCCTGAATGGCACCCGGAACTCGACCTCGTGACGGCTGGGCCACCCTTTCCAGAGCTGGAGCCCGCCCTCGACCATCGACCGAACGATCGCAGAGTCCAGGGCCAGCTTCTCTCGCTCCGACTCCGACCAGATCGCTCCAGCCTCCTGCTCCAGAAGCTGGACGGCGGCGCCCGCCTCGCCCAGCTCGAAGCCCAGATGGACAGCAGAGCCCATACCCAGGGCGGTCGTCGTCGGGGTCTTGAAGCGCTCCAAGTACCGGAGGCGCATCTTCTCCTCGCAGGAGATAAGCGCCGTCATCATCGACTGAGTTACTCGAGTGCGGTCACTCACGAGCCGCTCCTCTCTCGCAGACCGTGGCGGCAGACATCACAGACAGGGCCGAAGCCCCACTGCGACCTCGGGCCGACTGGCGAGGCACAGCCCCAGCGGGAGCAGATCCCAGGGGGCTTGATCCTCCTCCGCAAGTTAGGCCGCAGGAGGGACAGGTTCCGGCCTGCCTTGAGTGCCTTGATCATGCTCCCCCCCCTGCTGCACGGCGATACGCCACGAGCTGCATCGTCGCCACGTCGTCGGGACAGCCGGCCGTCACGGTGACGCAATTCCGGTTATTCCTCTCGCACTCCAGGCACGATGGGTGCCACCCGGGGGAGAAGATGCGAATGCGCGACATGGCGCCCGGAGCAGGCACACCCCTCGTAGCAAGTTCGGAGTCCTTTTCGGTGATGGCGTCAAGTCGGCGCTCGACCTCAAGCTCAGTCATGCCACCTTCGGGCCTGCGAACAGACTGCGACGCGTAGATCCGTCGATACTCGCTCATGCTCCCCCCCTCACCAGCGAGAAGCTCCGCTCAGTGGACACCCTCTCCCTGACGTGGACGGCTCCATCGTCCCGGAAGGTCAGCTCCGCGCACCCGTTGTCGTCCATCCACTCCCACACGAGCCCGGCGATTGCCTGGAGGGTGTCCTGCTGGCTCTCCCCCTGGCTGGCACCCCCGTAGCTCAGGAGCTGCTTGACTACCCTCTCGGCGGAGGAGTCAGGGGTGGATGTGGCCTCGATGGGCACCCGGCTGGGATCTCCGTAGTTCGCGGGCCTGGAGGCTGCGCCGTTAGGCAGTGGCCCGAGCCCCTTAGCCTCACGCCATTCGCGGGCTGCGGTGTAGAAGGCGTTGCGACTGGTCTTGAGTCCCAGCTCCTCGGCCCTCTCCAGGATGTTGTCGGCCGTCAGGGAGGGGTCCTCCTCGATAAGCCTCCGGGCGACTGCTGTCATGTTCATCATCGTTCGTTCCTTCCTTCCTTCGCTCCAGCCAGGACATCGCGCCCCGGGGTGGACCCCGCTCTGCCGGCCCCCGAGAGGCGCGGCAGGCGACTGGTAGCTAGTTCTCGGACAGCAGATTCTCGATGCCCGCAGAGCCCTCAGCGAGCCCCCTGCTGAGCAGGCGTCCCGCGAATCGCTCCAGGCTCCTCTGCTCGCTCAGGGAGCCGTCCTGAGCGGAGAGGGTCAGCCCGGAAACCACAGCTGCGAGGTTCCTGCCTGGGAAGCTCGTCTCGTCCCTGGTGCAGTCAGCAGCACGGCGGACCTGGGCCTCCGTCATGTGCCCGTCTTTCCGTCCCCAGAGGTGGAGGAGCTGGAACGCATCTGCGACGGCGACCTTCGTGGCATCGACGAACTTGTCCACGAGGCCAGCTCCGCTGACCCGGGCCGACTTGATGGCATCCCCCAGGGTCCTCTGAATCGTGTCGATGGAGAGGGGGGCGAACTTCCCTCGCTCCTGACCCTCCGACAGCAGGGTGTCGATGTCGACGGTCGGGGTGTCTGGTCTGTCGATTACTTCTACTCGCATTGCTAATCCTCCGTTCTGTTCCTTCGCATACCCTCTGGGGTACACCCTGGCGGCTCGACGCCCCCCGGGGGGAGGACGGAGCCAGTGCCGGGGCTACCGGGGCTACCTGGCCTCGGACTCGGTCCCCAGAGCGGTCAGGGCGAGGAGATCATCGAGGACTGCGTCGAGGGCGATCCAATCCGAATCGCACCGCTCTGAGGGGTGCACCGAGGGGTGCCGGGTGAGGACGGACTCGATCTCGCGCCTGCGGCGGGTCTTCTCATCGCGGCTCAGGTTCAGGCTCATCCGAAGGTTCGAGTATCGGCGTCGGACGGTGATAGGGGGGATAGGCATCTCAGTTCTCCTCGTTCGGGGTGGACAGGGACAGGGCGGACAGGGTGCTGCTGATCGAGTCCAGAGCCTGACGGAGGTGGTCGTTCTCGCGCTGGAGGCGCTCGTTCTCGCGCTGGAGGTCAGTCAGGGCCTCCGGGTCCTTCCCGTTGGCGGTCGCGTCGAGATCCCCGCGGAGGCTCCGAACGTCAGCGATGCCCGAACGAACGACTCCGGCAGCCTCGTCGATCCACTCCTGAGACTCAGCGTCGAAGCGGGCGAGGAAGAAGTCCCCGTCCTCGTCTTCCACGAGGTGCAGTCCCGCTGGCCCAGGGTCGCCAGGGCTCTTCTTCATTGCGGTGGTCATTCGTTCGTTCCTTCCTACTTCGTGACGTTCAGGGTGGAGCCGCAGCCGTCGCAGGACAGCGGGAAGGCGTCCCGCGGCTCGCAG